AGTCCATTTTTACCAACTAATTGATTTACAGGAATTTTGGATGTGGTATTAAAATTTTTATAAGGATACGCAATATTAAGTGCTTCAATTGGATGTTGCAGTTCGTTGTAACCAAAACTATCTAATACTTCAAATTTTTTATTAGTTTTTTTATTACTGTTAAAATTACTAATTATATAGTTATAAACAGATTTCTGATATGGTTGTAATTTTGTAGTATAAACATCTATATATTGAAGAGGATTAACAATGGGTTTTTTATTTAATGTTGTTCTAGGATATTGTATAGATTTTAAAGAATTGTTTAAGTTGAATAAGGACGGAAATATTCTATAAGGAAATATATATGGATTTTCACCTCTAATAAATGATACATATCCTGTTATTTTATGTATAAATAAATCTTTACCAATTTCATTACCTGTATCATCTTTTAAAAAATTTCCATCTTTATCAAATATATCATTTTTATTAATAGTAGAACGATTATCATTTAAATTCATAAAATTAATCAACCATATAATTTCAGAATAATGATTATACATAGGAGTTCCAGACAGTAGTAAAAAACGCATATTATTAGTATATTTTGCTAATTTTGTTAAAGAATTCGCTATTTTTTTATCATGTTTATCTGTAGTTCCTAATAAACGAATATTATGAACTTCATCAATAATTACTAATCTGTTATCAAATACTTTCCTTAATTTTTTTTTTTGAATAGATGTTTTTTTATTATCATTATGTTGTCCATCTTCTATATTAGATATTTTATGAATATAACTAGCGAATTCTCTATATCCCATAAATAAATAAGATTCATTAATTAATCGTTTTATTTGAGATGAAAGTTTTTCTTTATTAATTGATGTATTAGTTGGATTTAATTCCTTTAAAAACTTATTACCTACACAATTTGAATTCATTGTCCATATATTATTAATTAATTCTAATTTTCTTTCATCAAACAATTGACTTCTAAAATTGTCTTGAACATTTGGTGATGCTACAACAATAATTCTTTGAAATATTTTTAATTGTTTTAAATAATCACGCATCTCTTCGGCAACAGTAATTGCCGAACATGTTTTACCTGTTCCTAGACCATGATAAAGAAGCAAGCTATTATATGGTGTATTAAAAGATAGAAAATTTCTAACAAATAACTGATGAGGATTTAATTCAAAATCAGCATCACATAATTTATTACTATACTCTTCTAAATCGTGTATAGACCCATCATATTTATTTTCATTAAACTCTTTTTTTTGAGAAATTTTTATATTAAATTCGGGATCATCTATATGTGGATATAAAAAATCAAATTGTTCAGATCTGTTATTTTTTTCTAATAATTCCTTTTTTAATAAAAATTTCTGCATGTCTTTATTATAAAATGTATTGTTATCATCTATCTCATTGTATTTTTCTTTTAAAATTAATTTATCATTTTTCTTAGATATAGTTGTCATTAATATATACTAGTAATATAATCTATAATCATTTATTACTTTATAAACTTTTTTTAAAACATGTTTTTTTTCTAAATTATAATCTCTAAAAATTTCCATTGAATCGTTGTAATCATTCCATGTTACTTTACTAATTTCTGATGTCTGATATGGATGATCTATTTTTTCAATATCATCATCAAATATTGCAATAAAATATTTATGTTTATAAGATTTAAAATTAGAACCTATAAATATTTCTTCAAATGGTAATAAATTATTAATTAATTTTATTTGATGTCTACTATATCCAGTTTCTTCTTCCCATTCTCTAATAGCACAATCTATATCATTTTCTTGAAAATTTCTTCTTCCTTTAGGAAATCCCCATTCAGGTTCAATCCAATTAGTTGTAGATTTTAGTATTAAATTATTAAAATTAACTATTTCACTATTATGTTTGTAGCCATTTTTAATTTCTTCAAATTTTTTTTTAGAATCTTGTTCTTCATTTCTATATTGAATTCCAATTTCTTTTCCCCATAGTTCATTCCATAAAAAATCAAAATCATAGTCTAATAATTTTTGTTTTTCATGAATAGTCATTTCATTAATTAATGAAACAATATGATTAATATTATATAGTTTATATTTACCTCGAATAAAATCTACATATCCTAATGTATCTTTTCTTCTAATTAATAAAAATTTAGATATTTTTTTATTTATAAATTTTGGTTGTATAGCAATTATTCCAACACTTGTAATAGGTTGTTTACATTGTTGAAATAAATGTCCTGATTTGCCACAATTATTACAGAATATAAAGTTATTTTTCATTACTATATGTTTATTTCATTATCTTTTTATATTCTTTGTTTTTAATATGGATTTAGAGCCAAATATTTGGGGGCCTCATTACTGGTTTTTTTTACATAGCATAACATTTACTTATCCAAAAAAACCTACAAGTGCAACAAAAAAGAAATATTATGATTTTATACATAATTTGCCGATGTTTATTCCTCATAAAAAAATATCAAAGCAATTTATTACTTATTTAGATGCGTATCCATTAACACCTTATTTAGATTCAAGTGAAAGTTTTCAGAAATGGATGTTGTTCATCCATAATAAAATAAATAATAGTATAGGAAAACAACAAATGTCATATTATGACTTGATGAATAATTTTAATGAGATGTATAAACCCAAGCAAGTTGTAAATCAAACATTTATAAAATGGAAAAGTAAATTAATTTATACAACATTAATGTTGATATTTATTGGAATCATAGCTTATATTTATAATAAATAATATAATTATATATTATTAATATAATGCGTTATGGATTAATAATTTTAGCTTTTACAGTATTTATGATATATAATACTTATCATGATGGTATTTATCTTAAAAAACTATACAGTTATAAAAAACAATATACCATGATAATGTATGGATTTATAGGATTATGTGCTTATTTATTTATTAAGAAACACCCAAATGAATCTAATTCTATGATGGTTTATGCGAATGATGTTATTAAATATATGCCGATTGACAAAGAATCAATGGATTTAATGTCTCCTTTATTAGATTTAACAACTAAAGGAATTGGAGTGAATTTAAACAATAGAGAAAATACACCTCAATTTAAAAGAATGGTAAATTCAGGAGGTAATAACTTTGAAAGACAAAATACAGTAAAAAGATCTGTAAGTGAAACAAAGAAAAAATATATTGCTTCTCAACAAAATTGGAAATGTGGTAATTGTAATATTCAATTACCAGCATGGTTTGAAATAGATCATAAAATAAGATTAGAACATGGTGGAACAAATCATATTAGTAATTTAATAGCATATTGTAGAGATTGTCATGGAAAAAAAACAGCTTTAGAGTCAATGTAAAAAATAAAAATAATCTAATTGATATATATTAATAATGAAATATAAAACAAAAGAATCATTTACAGATCATTTAACAGATGCGAAATATACATATACATTAATCATATTTACTATATTATGCACAATCTTAATAAGTGTATGTAATGATAATAATTTAACAGGATTGTCTAATTTTATGTATTATGTATTATTTATAGGTGGTTTGTTTATTATTATTTTAGCATATTTTAAAAGATATTATGAAGATAGGAATGGTATTTCTGAACCAATAAGGTGGTCTACGACTAGTGTAAGTTTAATTTTATATATTTTATTTTTTTCTTTTAGTAGAATAATAAATTATAAAAACGATACATTACTTAATAATGTATATAATTATATAGGTAACGATGGATTAACAACATTTATTGTTATGCTTCCTGTATTAATATTATCAATGATATTAATTTTTAAAAGAAGAAGTCATGAATTAGGAGTAACAGATAAAGATAAAGAGCCATCAAAAATAACATTTTTATTAAAGATGTTATCTTCACTTGCAATTTTTTGTTTACCAATATTTGTAATTTATGTTATATTATTTGCTACAGATTTTGAAAAAGATTATCCTTATACAGCAATAATTTTAACTATTATATTAACATTTATATTAATCGCAATTGGAATGGTATTTTTTAAAATAACAAAAACAAAATTATTCCCAACAAATAAAATAAATACAGGACATACTGAATTAACATTTATCAACTTAATAAAATATTCATTATTATATGTTCCTTGTTTAATTACAGAATTTATAGATTATTTGAAATATGAATACAGTATAACTACAAACAGTTCACTATGGACATTGGCTTTAACATCGGGAGTTATTTTTGGTTATTTAATTGTTCCAAGAATAAGAAAATATATTTATAATTTTGGAAGCACCCAAATGTTAGAAGGACCTATTTATATAAATAAATATACCAAATTAGGTAGTTTTGAAAATATAGATTCAGATCCTTCAGATTATAATTATTCATCAGAATTAGATATAGGTAAATATAAATTAAAATTAAACTATAGAAATGATAAAAATACAGACATTATAAATACAAATGTTTATAATGACATTAATTATGAAGATGATGAAGCTGTAATAAATAGTTCAAATAATGTTATATATTATAAGAATTATACTTATTGCATATCATTCTGGGTAAATATTAATCCCCAACCTCCCAATACTAGTTCGGCATACAATGAATACATCTCGATATTTAACTATGGTAAGAAACCAGAAGTGCTGTATAAAGCAAGTAATAATTTTTTATTGATTAAAATGCTTCAAGGTAAAGACGGTGAAGAAATAGTGTATAAATCAGAAGATGTATCTGAATTTAAATTACAGAAATGGAATCATTTTTGTATGAATTATGATAAAGGCACATTAGATATATTTTTAAATAATAAATTGATTGCGTCAAAACCAGGAATTGTCCCTTATACAACTACAGATGTTATAAGTTGTGGAAGTGCGGGAGGTATTGAAGGAGGAATATGTAATATAAGATATTATAATAGAATTCTATCTAAGAGTCAAATTTATACAGAATATGAAAGTTTTAAAAATAAAAACCCTCCAGTAATTTAGAATTTTTCTAACATTATATTATAATATGAATTTTGCAAATATAATCCTGGGAGTTATTCTAATATTAATCGTATATTACATATTTAAATATATGACTGTTAAATCAACTTTAACCAATTCTAATGATGCCACTAAAAAAATTGAAGTAGATAAGGATAATCTTGAAAAAGATGATAGTTCACCCGCAAGTAATTTTACATATTCAATATGGTTTTATATTGAAGATTGGAATTATAGATATGGACAACCTAAAATTATTTTTGGAAGAGTAAATAAAGATAGAGAACCTCAACCTTCTGCTACTTTAGGAGCAACCAGAAATGATTTAACAATATCTCTTGCGTGTTATCCATCTAATGGAAGTTCGGGTGGCAATAAATCGGTAGTTCATAATTGTAAATTACAAAATATTCCAATTCAAAAATGGAATCATTTATTATTTAGTGTATATGGTAAATCAATGGATGTATACTTGGATGGCAAATTAGCTAGAACATGTGTATTACCTGGAACAGCTAAAGTAACTGAGTCTAGCAATGTGTATGTAACACCGGCTGGTGGATTTTCTGGTTCTACAAATAAATTACAATATTGGGATTCAGCAACAAATCCTCAACAAGCCTATAATATTTATAAAGAGGGTTCAGGTAACCTAAGTTTATTAGATAAATATAAAGTAATAATTTCTATGTATAATGATGGCGAAGAATCTGCTTCAATTACAATTTAATTCAAATATTTATTTTTAAATCTATAATATATACAAATGAGTGATTTAGGTAATGTTTCAGGTTTTTCAGGAGATGAATCAAAAATAATGGGCTCAAGAGAATTTTTAGAATCAAATAGTTTAGTTGCTAAATTTGCTTTTTTACTAGTGATTATATTAATTTTTGTATTATTATTAAGAATTGGTATTATGTTTATGTCTTGGGCAATGAGTAATACCGGTTCTCCGCATATGATAGATGGTATGATTGATGCAAAACAAATGAAGGTTATTGAAGTAGATCCTAGTGAAAAAGGTTCAAAACCAATTAATAGATCAGATGATGAAAATGATGGTATTGAATTTACATGGTCTGTATGGCTATTTATAGATGATATAGACTATAAGCGTGGACAATATAGACATATATTCCATAAAGGTAATGATAATATTAATTTAGATAGTAAACCCTATGGAATGAATTTCCCGAATAATGGTCCTGGTTTATATTTAGCTCCCGAAACTAATAATTTAGTAGTTGTTATGAATACATTCAAAGAAATAGAAGAAAAAATAATTGTTAAAAATTATCCATTAAATAAATGGTTTAATGTTATGATAAAAGTTGAAGGTGTTGATTGTGATGTTTATGTTAACGGAACAATTACAAATAAACATGTACTAAGAAGTGTTCCCAAACAAAACTATGACAAGGTTTATATGTCAATGAATGGAGGGTTCTCTGGTTATACATCTAATCTATGGTACTGGGATTATGCTTTAGGTACAACTGAAATGCAAAGAATAATTGATAAAGGCCCCGATATGACATTGTTAGGAGATAATATGATGGATGGTGTACCAAGATATTTCTCATTAAGATGGTTTTTTAGAAATACTAATTCTGTAAATTCAGGATATGGTGGATTCTAGTAATTTAATAAAATTTATAAAATATAATTATTATATATTTATGTCCAATAATAATTATAATTTTGTTACAATATATGATCCATCATGTAATAACCCTCCAACATATAGGACTTCTGGAAGAACCGTTTTTCGACCATGGGCTAGAACTCAGGGGCAAACTTGTTATAATAATTGTGAACAAACAAATAATATAGAAAATTGTGTTTCAATAGATGATTTAAATATGAGAAGAAAAGCAGAAGTATTAAAACATAATAGTAATAATGTAAATTCTTCTTTTACTAAAAAACAAGAATATGCTATGATTGCAAAAGGTATACAACCAGGAAAAAAACAATACTCGTCACAAACTATATCTAAAACAACTATACTTAATGACCCTAATTTTATAAAAGACGGAAATTCTTTAATAAGTACAAAAGAATGTAAAATAATAAATAGTGGGTTTGCTTCTCAATCAGATGTTCCAGGAAATAAAAATTTTAAGATCGAATTAAATAATAATATACCTTTAACTAATTATAAAATTCAAAGAACATTTAACGGCGCTCAAGAAACATGGCCTCAAACTAGATGGGAATCAACTAAACAAGGATTTGCTGTTGGTAAAAGTGGTTCAGCACATCCATTTATTTCTAGTAAAACCATAATCGGAAATTTATTTGAAGGAGAATATTGGACCAATAAAACATCATTTACTATTCCATTTGAATTTACATCTATTTTATCAAGACATGTTTGTCTACTTGAAGGAGTAAATATGTCTCTCGACCGTGTTACAGAACCAATTATGATTGGAATTAATACTAGAAATAATAATATAAGTGATGGTTCGGCGAATATTACATTAATGAATAATGTAATACCTATAAAAAATAGAGCCATAGTTCCTGGAAGCCATAATTTTACTTTTAATGCTACAGAAAATCGTAAATATACTAATTTAGGTATACAATTAAAACAAGCTAGAAATGAAGAACGGTCTAATATCTTATATTTAAATCCATTTATAATTTCTACAATAAGACCGACACATGAATGGAAAAATGAAAATGATGTAATAATTGACCACATTGGTAATTTTGCTGAACAAAAATATTGGGCAAATAATGATTCAAAGGTTGAATTAATTGTAGATATATCAGGCGTTGTTTCATATCATAATTCAAAAACAATAAATAATGATATTATTGAAAACATTAATATAGTAGGTTCAATAAATAGAGCTTATCCAAATAATAATAATAATATTCAATTTACTGATTTATCTAAAAACTTATACAGTGATGTTACTGTTAATTTTATTGATTATGCAGGAAATAAATCATATAATAATTATGACGACTTAGGTGATAATGGTATTTCTATAGAATTAGAAAATTTTTACTATAGTAATGATGTACCAGTTCATGAAATTACTTTAAATATTGGTAGTGATAAATATGATAATATTTATTATGCTAATAATGAAAATTTAGAATTTAAATTTACATCTGATGTTAGCGGTAATGATATTAGTTTCAATAATTTTTATATAGGATCTAAGACAAACAGTTTCGAAAAAGTAGAAAATGAAACTATTTCAGAAAATAGTTTAATTCATTATTTCATGTTTAAAGATAAAAAAAATGATTTTAACAATAAAAATATTGAATTCGATATTGGTAATTATAATGATATTGAATTTAAATTAACCAAGTTTGGTATTAATATAGCTACAAATGAATATCCAAATATTCAAATTAATACACCATATATTTATATTAATGATTCTTTAACAAATACAATAAATTCGTATATTTCAATTGATACAGTAGAAAATTCTTATAACGATACTAGACAAATATTGGGTAATAATAATTTAAGTATATTTATTTGGATTAATTTTCCTACACTAAAAAATAATCAAAATACACAATATATATTTAATTTAAATAATGAAACAACTCAAGAAGAATCATATAACACAGATAGATTTACTATGTATTCATTAAATTATGATGATAACTATTATTTACAATTTGATTTGTATTATAAATCTATCGGCGGATCTTTTTTAAATATATTAACTGATTTAAATTTACAATTGCGTGATGACAGTAAAAAAATGAATCCGAATGAATGGTATAATATTGTAATAACTAGTAGTGATTATGATTATAATAGTAGTAATAATATTCACGATTCTTACTTACGAATAAATGTCTATATAAATGGTGTATTGGGAGCATCATCGAGAATAGCAAATCATACAGGATTATATGGTATTTTTGAATCAGATGATAACAACACAATACAACCATCTGATGCTAATGGAAGCAGTTTAAAAGTAAGTGATTTTAATAAAGAAGGATTTGGATTAAAACATTATAATAATAATTTTATTGGTAGAGGTAGTAATAATGACGAATTTAATAATAGAGGTTATACTGATATTAAAATATCGCAATTTGCTTTTATTAATGAAACATTAAATCCTTTTTTAATAAAGATATTATATAATAAAGGTTATATTTGGAATGTTAAAACAAATTTAGATTTTCAAATTTCTAAATTTGGTAAAACTAGTACGAATGTTGGTGGTACTATTTATAATAATGAAATTGATGGAGATATCCATATTTATACAGATTTTATTTATCCAGAAAATAATATATTAACTTTTGGCAACAATCCTGCAGGTTTAAATTCTCGTATTAAGATTGTAAATGATATTATATATATATTTTATACACAAAAAGCATCAAATTTTCTAATATGGTACAAAAATTTAACAGATGAATATTTTCAATTATTCAATTTAACTACATTAAATGTAAATAGAGAAAAAAGTTTTTATGGTGATAATGGCACATGTGATATTTCTAATGATATTAATTATATAGTATTAGGTAATTATACAGATAATGTTAACAAAGAATATGAAGGTGAAATCGTTTTATATAAGTTAGAAAATAATTTATATTCTGAATATTGGAATATAAAAATACCAATAGTTAATGAGGATAAATATTCTTATCTTAAAAATATAGGCTATAAATGTAAATTATCAGGGGATGGAACCCATATTATAACATATAACGATGGAACATTGTCTCAAAATTCACTAGAAACTAATAGTAATATTATAATTTTTAAAACAACAGATAGTTGGAATTCTACAATCGGAAATACTTATTTTGGTACTTATACATCAACTAGTTATAATGGTTATAGAATTCAACCAAATTTTAACGGAAAAATACTAAATGTAAATATTAGTAATAATGGAAGTCAAGTTGTAACATCAGGAATTATAACAGTAACTCTAGAAAATTTACAAGGTAACGAAGAAACAACAAATAGTAATACAATAAAATTTTACGGTTATAATGAAACTTCTGATTTATATGAATTACAATCATCTATAGAGCAACCATCTACTAGAACCGGATTTTCAAAATATAATGCGTTATCGGGAGACGGAAATACAGCTGTTATAATTTCATATGATTATGTAGATATTTATATAAAGGATAATAATCAATGGAGTACTAATGATAAATTAAATTTTTATATAACTCCTAATATAAATGCCTATTTGATAAATAATATTTCTATAAATGAAGATGGAAGTAGTTTTATGTTTAATACAATAAATGAAAATTATAAAAGTGTGTTAAATTATTATATTAAAAAAGGTACTTCATTTGTAAAAGAGAAAGAATATGTTATAGGTGATTTAGATTTTGAATCATCAGAATCATATGGTCAAATAGAACAAACGCACAGGGAGTTTCATAGTAAAGTTGAAAATGGTAACAATTATGATTTAATGGATGATAGTAATTTAGCTGAACCAGAACCGGAGTCTGAACCTGATTCTGAACCTGAATCTGAACCAGAATCTGAACCAGAATCTGAACCAGAATCTGAACCAGAATCTGAACCAGAACAAGAACCAGAGCAGGAATCAGAACAAGAACCAGAGCAGGAATCAGAACAAGAACCAGAGCAGGAATCAGAACCTAAACAAGATTCAGAACCAGAGTCTGAACCAATTCCTGAATTAGAAACAATATTTTATGCCAATAATGGATTTGATGTAGTATTTGATTCATCTAATAATGGATTTATATTTTGTTCATCAAAAGTAATTGGGGGAGGTTTATTATTAAAAATGACTGATGTTACTAATTATGGAGGTTCGACCATTGATGTTTCTTATAATAATTTACCTACTAATATTAATTCTAATATTAAGGTTAAAGGTACACCTGAAACACCATTAGAAAATATTCTTGATATATCATTAAAAAAAAATTATAAATATAAAGATATGAGTTTTTATTATACAGATTATTATGGTAATAAATCAAATAATATCTCTATAAATGATATTACAATATTAGATAAGTCTTTTAAACCTACAATTAATTGGTATGAATTTAATATTCCTTTTAATGATAATAATAAATTTAAAAATGGTAGTGATAATGATTTTTATATTGTAAGCTCAAACCAAGTTAGCATTATGACTGATTCATTAGGTAAAGTAAAATATGCCAAAGAATTAGAATCTAATAGTTCTTTAAATGATGGTTTTGTTTTAAATTCAAGTTCAAAAGATTCTAATAATAATGATATTAGTAATAATAATATCTATAATATAGGTGTTGATAATGAATTAATTATAGATTTAAGTGTAAATTCTTTCCCTAGTTTTTTGGATGAAAGTGGGAATATTGATATAGAAGAAATTAATACTATACAAACAAATAATAATTTAGATTTATTAGCAGACTATGTTACAAATATTAAGTATATTTGTATTGAAAATTTTGCAGGTACTAGAAGTGATAATCTAGATTTCCCTTTAATGATTTATGATGAAACAGGTCCGGTAATAGAATTAGTAACAAATACTGAAACAGATAATTATCACTATCATAATCAATCAGAACAAGATAAAATAGAATTAAATCTACGAAGTAATAGACCAGGTGAAATTAATTTTGCGTCTATTTTAACAACAGTTTATGTAAGAATAAATGATAATTACACCCAGCCACCATATTTTATTTTTAGCTCTGACCCATCTGGAAATAATGTGTTAAATTCATTGATACATTCTCTAGAATTAAAAAAAGGAGGAACATATACTTTTATATATAAAGAAATAGAAAATCAGAATAATTCATTACAGCCATTTAGCATAGGAACATCATGGAAAATACCCAGTGAATATATAAAATCCTCAACCGGAACAGGTAGTATGGATATTAGTTTTAATTCTATACAAAAAAATAATGAACAAATTGTCTTAGAAATTCCTGATGTTAACAACAATAATGAATTAGAATCAATATATTACTATAACAGTAATAATAGTAATTATATAGAAAAAATTAAGTATGACAATTACGATGTTAATGAAATTGTATTTGAAACGCAATTTTATGAAAATAACCAAATATTAGCTATAGCTATACCAAATACCAAATTTTACGATGTAAGTAAAAATATAATTATTGGCGATAATTCATTAAATATTATTTTTGATAGTAAATATGATGATATAAAACATCAGGATTTAAATATCTCTATAAATGACATAAATAGTATAAAATCAAATGATAAATTAATTAATTCATTTATTTATAATGCTAGTATTTCAAATATAATTGCTCCTGGAAATATAGTAAATAATGATTATGGCGATGAATGGAGTAAGGATGAAAATGGTAATCCGGCAAGGATAACAAATGATGTTGTTATTAATTATACTGCTAATAGACCAAAAGGAACAGGTATAGTAAAAATTATGAATTTTAATAAAGAAATGGATTCTGATATTGAACGAGAAATATATTTAAATGATAATGAAGATAGTAGAAATATTGTATTAAATCTAACTAATTATTCTGAATTTACAGATAATAATACTTGGTATAGAGGATATTATTTACAATATTATGATGGAAATAAATATTTTATAGATGATTTTTATTTATCTAAACAAAATGATTATGAATTAACAACACATGAAGTAGGTCATCATTATAGTTCAGAAGATAAATTAATATTACAAAATACATCATTACAATTAAGATCAAAGCTAAGAGGAATAGATGATGATCATGATCTTTCATATTTTTGCTCTAATTCAGAATATAAAGATTTTACGATAGGTTATAATCATTTAGTAAGAAGATTATCCTCCGCATATGTAAGTAAAATGACTAAAGATTCATCTGTATATTTAGATGAATTAACATATTCAAGTCCTGATAATATAACTAGAGATTGGGACTTTCCTAAAGATAGAAATATAACTATAGGTAAATTTGATTATGTTGGTGGTAGTGATACAATTGTAGCACCATGTGCCTTGCTTGATGTTAATCATGATGTTGTAATGACACATATAGGTTTTCATATTGATTTTTCTCATAATATTATTGGTAATGATATTATAACATTACCAAATGGAACAACTATTAAAAAATCAGGAAGTTCTAAAGGCAATATTAAGTTTAAGATATTACATAAACCGAATGGTGCTAGTGATTATATTGATTATAACACATATTTGCATAATTTATATCCACCTTTTTATCCTGCTGAACCTGAACCAGAACCTGAACCAGAATCGGAACCTGAATCTGAACCCGAATCGGAACCTGAATCTGAACCCGAATCGGAACCAGAATCGGAACCTGAATCTGAACCCGAATCGGAACCTGAATCGGAATCTGAACCAGAATCGGAACCTGAATCTGAACCAGAATCAGAACCAGAAGGTGAACCAGAATCAGAACCAGAAGGTGAACCAGAATCAGAACCAGAAGGTGAACCAGAATCAGAACCAGAATCAGAACCAGAAGGTGAACCAGAATCAGAACCAGAATCAGAACCAGAAGGTGAACCAGAATCAGAACCAGAATCTGAACCTTTTTGGTCACAATTAGGTGGCGATATTGATGGCGAAGCTAGTCTGGACAGGTCAGGAACTTCAGTAGCGATGAGTAGTTATGGAACAAGAATGGTTATTGGTGCTCGAAATAATGATGGAACAACTGGAAATACAAATGATAATAGAGGACATGTGCGTGTGTATGATTATAAAATACCAACAAGTGATGAATGGAGTAATGGAAATATAATCAAAGAAGGACATACATCACAACAAACAAATAAATCTTATTGGACACAAGTAGGAGCTGATATTGATGGCGAAGTTGCTGATATTGATGGCGAAGCTGATGATGGTGATTATTCAGGACGGTCACTAGCTATAAGTAGTGATGGAACAAGAATTGCTATTGGTGCTCCATATAATGATGGAAATGGATATAATTCAGGACATGTGCGTGTTTATGATTATAAAATACCAACAACTGATGAATGGAGTAATGGAAATATAATCAAAGAAGGACATACATCACAACAAACAAATAAATCTTATTGGACACAAGTAGGTGAAGATATTGATGGCGAAGCTGATTATAATAATTTAGGATATTCCGTAGCGATGAATAGTGATGGAACAATAATTGCTATTGGTGCTACAGGGAATTTGATAGGTCCTCCATATTCAGGACATGTGAGTGTTTATGAATATGATGCTACAAAAACAACCGCTGTAACTGATCAAAGCAGTTCTACATTTGGACCTGTTGGTTGGAATCGATTAGGTAGTGATATTTATGGTGAAGTTAATTATAACGAATCAGCAGAGTCAGTAGCTATGAATAGTGATGGAACAAGAATTGCTATTGGTGCTACAAAAAATCATGGAGGTGGATATCATTCAGGACATGTGCGTGTTTATGATAGAAATACCTCTAACACAACAATTGAACCAATTGGATGGACACAAGTAGGAAGTGATATTGATGGCGAAGCTGCTAATGACCAATCAGGATGGTCAGTAGCGATGAATAGTAGTGGAACAAAAATTGCTATTGGTGCTCCATATAATGATGGAACAACTGAAGATACAGATGATAATAGAGGACATGTGCGTGTTTATGAATTTGCTGACTTGGTAGATTTTAAAGTTCAATCATCTTCAAATATTGATGAAAATACAGGTGTAATTACTTTTAATGTTAAGAATATTGGCACACAAGATTCAACCGAAAGTGGCGGTTATGATTTCCGGAGAATTTTTGAAGTTACTACCAATATTAATGAAGCGACACAAATATCAGTATTACCGGCTAATTCAGCATTTAATTTTGTACAAGATGGAATTTCTTATACTTATTATCAAAAATCAGAAGCAGATTATAAATTAAATATTCTATCAAGTTCTTCCTACAGTTCTATATCAAATACAACATATAATTTCACTACAGGGACGAGCGTATATAATCCCTCCTCCACAATATATTTAATAAATTCGCCTGGACTTAAAGTAAATGATAGTATTTCCTTCATCTTTACAGGTGATTTTGAAATAGGAAAAACATATATGGTATGTGCTGATGATCCATTATATTATAGTTCTTGGCCTACATCTGCTGATACAGAAGAAATAATAGATGATGCCGATAATCCAAGTAACAATTATTTTGTATTTACATATAACAATAATGGCAATAATTCATCACTACAATTTAGAGGTGATAATTTGTTGCTTAGAACAACTAATTCAGTTTTTACAGATACAAATGGAGTTGATTACCCAATTGATGTTGGATCTACTTTATCAACCAGTGATTATCAAACACAAATAGAAGCCGCATGGGGTACAACATGGTATAATCATCTTATCTCAGTGACAATAGCTTCAAATGTAACTACAATTGGTTGGGGTGCTTTTTCTTATCGTTATAATTTGAATTCAGTTACAATACCAAGTTCTGTAACTACAATTGATGAACAAGCTTTTAGAGAAACTAAAATTGTTGAAATAACTATACCTAATTCAGTAACTAATTTTGGACCTGCTATATTTGATAAATGCTTCGATTTGGAAACAATAATAATAGGTAATTCCATAACAAATATTGGAGTTTATACTTTTAATTCGTGTACTAGTTTAACAACAGTAAATATTGGTTCTTCATTAAATAGTATTGAAAGCAATGCGTTTAATGGCTGTAGTAATTTTACTGTTAACATGAGTAATATGGTAGCTATAAGATTAAGTGTAATAGCAGGTTCAGGGCAATCTTTTTTCGGAGGAACAAATGTTACAATAACAATAAATCAAGAAGATAATTATTCATTGGTTGCTTTTGAAAATTTTGGAAGTTATAATGATGGCGATCGATTGTATACTAGTTCCAGTGATAATAAGAATGGAGGTTACGGCTGGGAATCATCATGGATGTTAGAATATTCTAATAGTAAATTATCAGTAATTCCAACAACACAATATAATGGTAATAATGTTTATGGAAAATTTGTAAAATGGTATTATAGTTCGAATCAAATAGCGGCGAGTAGAAGAAAAATACCTGAACAAAATTCAGGTATTGTATATATTCAATTTTACACATATACTGAAGGCAATAATAATGATAATGGAACACCCCGAATTGATTTAAATTATATTGATGACGCGGATGATACTACACTTTCAAATTATAATTCAAATAAAATAAGAAGACTTGCACTTGTTTGGAATATAAATAGCAAGATAAGAATACACGCAGGAACAAATATAGGTGGAACACTTAATAATGATTATAAAGAATACACTTATACTACAACTTCAGATGTTACATCAAGTTCCGGAAAAGTAAATTTTCACATAATAGCTTTAGATTATGATAATAAAGAATTGAGATATTGGTTAAATCCAACTATTTCAACATTTTATACTAATATTCCTACAACAACAACGGAGACATTGGATTTATCTACTTTTACATTTAATTTTAATTATGTTGCTGTGTATGTAGGTAATAATTATAGAAGTGAAGATGCTTTTGGTGAAATTAAAATAATATCATATATAGAACCTGAAATAGTTCCAGAACCAGAACCAGAAGCAGAACCAGAAGCAGAACCAGAAATGGAACCAGAAGCAGAACCAGAAATGGAGCCAGAAGCAGAACCAGAAACAGAAATAATTTATGAGAACGAATTTGTAGATTTATACATTCATCATACATATGGAATAGGACAACAACATACAAATAGTGGTTTACAACTATCTGACATAACATTTTACGATAAAAATCATAATACGATAAACATAATTGGTCATTCAAAACCATTAAAAAATATAGATGGAACTGATAATGAAATTAATTTAACTCATGAATACTTTGATGCTGATAATGTATATGATAGTAATAATAATACAAAATGGTATACTTCAAAATTAGGAACTATTAGATTTGAATTAGAAACATTAGGTCGTGAAATAACCTTTTATACTTTTACAACACCACTTATTAATGCGAAAGTAGGAAAAATAATGTATAAATGGCAAATAATTACTTCAAAATATACATTACTAGAAGATCATACAGGAGAATATGGATATTTTGATAATTGGCAAGGAAGAACAGTTTATCCATTAGACAATACCAAATTCAAAATAGAGACAGGAATATTTTCTAATCCAGAAAAATATAATTTATATCCACCAATATATTCTAGTGATATTTATTCAAATACAATATCAACATCGTCAACAGGAGCAAATAAAACAAATTATGATTATTATTCAGGTTATTCAACACAAACAACTGTAAGTTATAATAATTACGGAAACGGAACATATGAATTTTACGGTAGTTTATCAATTACTAGTGAAATTAGTAGTCAAAATACTACAAGTTTGATTGAACCATTTTTATATAGTATTAATGACTCTAGTGTATCTGTTAAACCATGGAAAATAAATAGAATAAATCGTGCAATGAATGGCGGCCACGATAATATAAATATTTATCCGTATAATAGTGATAATAGTAATAGATGGGAAACTAACAATACAAATATTGAACCGGTTGATAATAATAATATGGCTTGGTGTAGAATATCTATGCCAGAAGCTATAATATTAAAGGGTCTTTCTACCAGATATGAAGGTTCTAATGGAATGGAAATGTATATTTTTGGAACAAATGATGATGGCATTTCATCATCAGAAAATTTAAATATAGTTTTTAGGTCATATAATGATGATGATGTAGATAACGACATAATTTATGAAAATATCAGTGATACAGTTATATCTGAAAATTTAGTATGTATAACAGAAATATCTGATGTAAATGTTGTGAGTAGTTCTGGTAATAAATATATTTTCAATGGATTAACAGATTATAATTCAACCAGAATATTCGGTTTATATAATGGAAGTTATACCATTAGAAATATACCAGAAGAACATCCCATGGCTATATTAAATTCAGGTATAGAATCAAAAATATCATATACAGGCGATGTTAATAAAAGAATAGTAAAATTTATTAGTGGTACTACAGGTAATGATGCTAATTATAATTTTTATTATGGAGATATAACAATTACAGTTAATTCTGATTTTGATAAAGTAAGTATTTATTGTTATCATCATGGATATATGGGAGGTGAAAATTTATTAAAGTATACTATGCAATGTATAGTAGGAAACTCCGAACCCGAACCAGAAACAGAGCCAGAAACAGAGCCAGAACCTGAATCATCAGGAGGCTCTTCAGGAGGCTCTTCAGGAGGTTCTTCAGGAGGTTCTTCAGGAGGTTCTTCAGGAGGTTATTTAAAAATAAGGAATACATCAACTACTAGAAGAGTTTGTTCATTAGAAAGTAATGTAGAATATAATTTCTTAGATACCGATTATAATAGTCAAAATAGAAATCTATTAGTAAATAATAATACAGAATATAAATATTACTGGATATTCATAAAAGGAAATAATAAAAATGGATATAGACATTCAATTAATAATTTAAAGTTATATGGTCGAAAAAATGAGTTTTTATTTATAAAAGATAATTGTGATTTTAAACAATATACAACAACTAAAATATTATTTTATAGTGATTATCTTCTTTCATCAGTTACAGAAAATGAATTTATAATATTAGCAAAAAATCTAATGGAAAACTCAACAAGATACAAAGCAATGTGTATAAAATATGCTAACAATTCAATTTTTAGTATTAAATTTACAAATAGAGCATCTAATATAAGATATGAATTAAATACAGATTCTAGTGGTAATAATGTAATATTATTTAATAAAGATAAATTATTAGAAGTACAAAATGCTTGGACAACAAATGGGTCTTCGTTAGATACATTAGATGATAGTTTATTTGAATATCCTGTAGGAATAAAATTTAA